AACTCAATGGGATATCTTAAGAATAGTTTTGCTGCTGCTTTTGCACCCATTCTTAGTGCGGTAGTACCGGCTCTAAACGCATTAATAAATGTAATTGCAACCGCCCTTAATTATGTAAATCAATTCTTTTCGGCTCTTGGAGGAAGTGCAACATTTATAAAAGCAAAGAAAACTAATGACAGTTATGCAAAAAGCTTGGGAGGTACAGGTGGTGCTGCTAAAAAAGCAGGTAAAGAAGTCAAAAAAATAATTGCACCCTTTGATGAGCTTGTACAACTTCAAAAAGATTCAGCCAAAGAAAGCGGTTCAGGCGGCAGTGGCGGTGGTGGCGGAGTGCCTAAAAAAGATTTATTTGAAACCGTTGCAATTGATAAAGGAATAGGTGATTTTGCAAATAAGCTAAAAGAACTATTTAAAGCCGGCGATTGGGAAGGACTCGGAAAGTTTTTAGGAGAAACGATAAATAGTGCAATACAGGATTTTACTAAGTTTATAAGTTGGGATAATATAGGAGCAAAGATAACAGAAGTAGTAACTGCATTTACAACGCTTTTTAACTCTCTTGTAGCTACTATAGACTGGTATGCACTTGGAAATATGTTTGCCACAGGTATAAACACCATAGCAATGACTTTGTATTTGCTGTTAACTCAAATAGACTGGTTACAACTGGGAGCAGCTTTTGCAGCAGGTCTTAACGGTCTTATACAAAATGTTGATTGGGATCTAATCGGAAGAACTATAGGTGCATATTTTCAAGCACAGATAGCAATGCTTTTCGGTTTTATTGAAGGTTTTGATTGGGCAGGACTTGGAATAGCTCTAGCTACGGCATTAAATGGGATTATATCCGAGATAAATTGGACAATGCTTGCTACTTCAATAGGAGATGGAATAAACGGAGTTCTTAGTACACTTATTAACTTCATAACAACATTCAACTGGTCTGAATTAAGTCAATCTCTTGCTAATAGTTTAAATTTAGTTATAGCCTCAATAGAATGGTCTAAACTGGGAACTTTACTTGCTGAGGGATTAAATACTGCATTTAATTTTATTAAAGATCTGGCTTTAACTTTTGACTGGACAGGATTTGGTGCATCACTTGGAGAAAGTATAAACTCATTTGCAGAAAATTTTGACTGGACATCTTTTGCTGCTATATCAACTTTAATTATAGGTCTATTGGACAGCTTGATTGCATTCATATCGGAAGTTGATTGGTTTAAACTGGGAGATAGTGTAACAACAGCTTTAGTAAGTATTGATTGGGCAGGTATGACAAGCAAGTTATTTGAAACTATAGGTGCAGCTTTGGGCGGCTTTGCAATGTTTATAGGAGGGTTGCTGGCTCAAGGAGTGAAAGCTTCAGTAGACTTCTTTAAAGGTGAAACAGAAGCGTGTGGTGGAAATGTAGTATTGGGCATATATAACGGTATAAAGCATATTATTGCAGGAGTTTTTACATGGTTATACACCAATATGGTAAAGCCATTTCTTCTCGCTTTAGGCAAGGCATTTGGATTGCAAAATTTAGGACCGACTTTAGATAATATTGCTAAATTTTTATGGGAAGGATTTTGTAAAGGAGTAAAGGCCTTGTTTTTTAATCCTATTGGTTTTATAAAGGAGAACATAACAGATCCGTTTGTAAATGGTATAAAAGGATTATTAGGTATTCACAGTCCGTCAACTGTTATGTCTGAAATGGGAGGATATACGGTAGACGGATTTAGCGAGGGTGTGAAAAATAAGAAAAGTAACGCCCAGACAGTAATAACAGACTGGGCAAGTGGTGTAGTATCGTGGTTTTCTAGTAAACTTGGTATATCAGGAGGGAATTCTACAGAATCAGAAAAATGGGCTAACAGTACCATGGATGGATTTAATAAGTCTGTGACTGCTAAACAAAAGAATTCTCAAGGTATTATGGAAGGATGGGCTTCTAATATTAGAAACTGGTTTATAGGTTCCGGGGATAACAAGGGTATCAATGCTACTTCGTGGACTAAATTTGCCAGTGATATTATAAAAGCTTTTGGAAGTAAAATAAGCTCAAGTTATCAGGAAAACAAGTCAAGTATTGAGAAGTGGGCAGATGATACAAGAAAGTGGTTTGTAGGAGACGGCAATACTAAAGGAGTAAATGAAGCCTCCTGGACTAAGTTTGCTGAAAATATCCTTAGCGCCTTTAAGAATAAGATAAATACAAGCAATCAAGATGTAAAAAGCCCTATGGAAGCGTGGGCAAAAGGAGTAAGAGAATGGTTTTGGGGTGATGCTAACACTACCGGTGAAACAGGCTTGTATAAAAGTTTTTATGATATGGCAAAAAGGATAAATGAAGGTTTTGCCAAAGGAATCAATACATTTGCACATCTTGCTAAGAACGCAATAAGAACATGGGCAGCTGAGTTAAGTGCGGAAGCCAAATCAGAACTCGACATACATTCTCCTTCAAGAGTATTTATGAAAATAGCCGGTTTTGTTGTAGAAGGTTTTAACGAGGGATTACAAGACAAAGCAAATACTTCAAAGACATTTATAGAAAAATGGCTTGAAGGTATACAAGGTTTAACAGACAAGATAAATATAAATATTCCTGTAGGTTTTGATATTCCAAATTCGAAAGACTACTTTCCTGATGTTGCACTTGGAAAAGTTATTCCTCCAAGAGCAGGTGAAATGTTCTTAAGGTCTTCATACAGTGCAACAGATAATACTGAAAATATACTGGAAAGATTGAATGATGTTATAAATAAGCTTGACACAGAAAGACCTATACAGATTGTACTTAATTGTAAAGGAAGTATGTCAAGTCTTGTAAGAGAATTAAAACCTGAACTTGATAAGGAGAATACAAGGCAAGGTATTAGTCTTGTGGTAGTAGGAGGATCGTAATGCAGAATATTTTCAGCCTTAACGGTGTTAAATACAACATAAACATACTAGAGCTTAAAAGAAAGTTTGCTGTAACTGATACAGAAAACTCAGGAAGAGTAGCAGACTATAGTATGCATAGGGATATAATAGGCACTTTTTATAACTATACATTGAAAGTAGCACCTTTTGAAAATGATATGAAATCTTACAATGATTTTTATGAGGCTATATCAAATCCGAATAATAGTAAGCATAGTATTATCTTACCTTTTGGAAATGAAACATTAAGCTTTACAGCTTATGTTACCCAAGGTGAAGACAATCTAAGGATAAGAAAAGGAAAAAATATATGGGCTTATGACGGGCTGACAATAAATTTCATAGCAATTGAGCCACAAAGGAGAAGATAAGATAATGAGATGGGATATACAAACAGAGACGAATAATCAGCAGGAATATTCCACTCTTGATACTTTGTTCAAGACTGAAAATCATATGCAGGGTTTTGCTTATTGCTTGCCTAGATACTCAAAACTAAACGGGGATTACATAAATGCTCCGGACATTATACCAAATGGGATAGGTGGGTACATCAGTGGTAGTTTATCAGATAGTAGTTGCAACTTCAATGAAGTGCCCACAATCACCGTCAAATATGACAGGCTAAAGACAAGCAACGGTATATGGCTTAGATTTAACCTTTTATCGGGTGACTATGCAAAGAAGATAAAAATAAGTTGGTTTAAGGATGGCGAAATCATAAAGAGTGCAGAATACAATCCAACAACATTTGAATATTTTTGTGCGGCTAAAGTAAAGCTTTTTGATACTGTAAAGATTGAGTTTTTACAGACAAGCAAGCCATACAGATATGTATGGCTGTCGGCAATTAGAAATCAAAGGATGTCAAATGCCGGAGGATTAAAGATAGTATATGATGATATCGCACTGGGGGCAAAAGAAGATAGTTCTATTCAATCAACGGATAAAAAAGATTTTGTCATGCTTGAAAATCTGAAAGAAACAGTTGAGTATCCTAATTATGCTATGTGCTTACCACGATATTCTAAACTTGACGGAACTTATGTAAATACCCCGGGTGCTCTTGAGCACATGGGATACATAAGTAGAAGTATATCGGACAGTTCCAGAAGATTTGCAAATCCTCCTACTTTGGAATTTAGATTTACAAAGAACTTTTCAAGTGTAGGCATAAGCCTTGAGTTCAACAATTATAGTGAGGATTATTGTAGTAAGGTGAATATAAAATGGTATTCGGACAATACACTGCTGAAAGAGAAGGAGTATACTCCGGATAGCCACGGGTACTTTTGTTATGGGGTTGTAGATTTCTATAACCGGGTTGTTATAACATTTCTTGAGACAAGTAAGCCTTTTAGAAATGCGTTTCTTACAGAGATTACTTGGGGGCTTATAAGAGTATTTAAGGATGACGAAATTGAAAGTATAGATTGCTTGGTAGAGATTGATGGAACATCAAAAGAAATATCTGTAAACACTATGGAGTATTCTGTAAGGGATAAAATGGGTTATGATTTTGAGTTTCAGAAAAAGCAGAAGCAGACTTTATATTTTGATGAGTCTATTCTGGGAATATTCTACTTAAAAGACGGTAAGCAACTAAGTAATGCAGTGTACTCAATGGAAGCACATGACGCTATAGGTATACTTGATGGCACAAAGTTTATGGGCGGTGTATATGATCAAGTAAAGGCAAAACAGATTTTAGAATCTATAATGCAGGACGAGGGTATACCGCACTTTATAGATACGGCACTTGAAAATAAATTAGTAAGCGGATACTTACCGATTTGTTCAAAAAGGGCAGCGTTACAGCAGTTGGCTTTTGCGATAGGAGCGGTAGTGGATACAAGTTATGATAGAAATTTATATCTGTATCCTATGCGAACTACCGACATAATGCAGATAAAGCAAGAGGAACTGTTTACTAAGTTGTCTTTCTCTCACAGTGATGTAATAACAGGCATAAAACTTGCGGTACATGAATACCTAAAAGGTGGCGAAACTATGGAGCTTTATAAAGGCTATTTGGCAGGCAGTACAAAGATAGAGTTTAGTGAGCCTATGCATGCTTTAGCTATTCAAGGTGGAACTATCACTGAACAAGGTGATAATTATGCTCGTATAAGCGGTACAGGTGTTCAAGTGGTGCTGTCGGGTAAAAAGTACATACATAATACTTTTAACATAAATAAGGATAATAATAGAGTAACACATAATAGGAATATTGCTGAGGTAAAGAAAGCCACACTGGTTACAAAGGAAAATATGCAAGAGGTCCTTGAACGCATCTATAACGATTGTATAAAGAATGAAAGCATATCTTGTAGGCTTGTGGTTGATAATCATGAGCTTGGGGATTTGGTTGAACTTGATACTTTCAAAGGCAAGAGACAAGGAATAATTACTAAGCTTGATTTTAAATTCAGCAGGAACGAGATTACGGCAGAGGCGGTGATAAGATGAGTAATATATTGAACACTTTAATCTTTGACAGAACTGTAGATGATTTAATAAACAATACTGATAAGGCCTATATAGCTTATACAGATTTAAACAGAGTAGAAGAGGCTTGTAAGCATTTAGCAAATCTGTTTGGTGTAAGGATCAATACAAAAGTGTGGAACATTGAAGATTTCAGAACTGAGTCGGAAATGAATAGGTTGTTGGAAAACATTAAGAAGGTTAGAGAAGTATATTACACTAAAATATCAACACCACATACACCGGTAAGAATTACTTATGATAGTATCTATCAGGCTAATGATATAGAGAAAATACTCAAGGACTTGGGTGATATGTATGAAAGTACTTTAAGTGGGCAGCAAAGGCTGTCTTTTTCTTTAGGCAGAAAAAGCATAGGAAACAGGAGGTAAGATGGCACTAAAAACAAATTATAAAGATGATGTTTTTGAGGGCAATAGGAAATACACTTTGATACAGGGAGGAGACGGTAAATATGAAATTATAGACAGTACTAATTATACTGTGCAAGGTGATACATTTGGAGCAAAAGACTTAAATGCCATAACAAAGACATTGAATGCATTGCAAGAAATAAGGAGAGTTTTTGTAGATGTCAGTAAGTGGAGTAATACAGCCCCGTATGTGCAGGAAATTGATGTTCCGGGGATACTATCTACAGATGCTCCTACCGTAGCTTTGTATTTATCAGGTTTAGAAACAGCAGAGGCTGTAAGAAGGTTAAATAAACAATTTGCAAAGGTAGATTTTGTTGAAACACTGGACGGAAAAATAAGAGTTAAGTGTTTTAATAAGAAACCGGAAGAGTCTTTATGGATAGGGTTAAAGGGGGTGTAAGTCATGGCGATTTGTCTGATTAAAAAAGGCGGTGGAATTCAATCTGAAGATGTTACTGCGTTAAGGAGCGAAGTACTCAAGGGTAAAACCGCGCTTACAATAGACAGTAATGATGAGGTTATTGAAGGAACCATGGAGTTGCTTACAGCTAATTCAGATTTAGTTCATGTAATGATGTGCTTTGACCGTGGTGCAGGAGATCACTGGGGGATGGGCGGTGCAATTGACAGCCCCTCTCATGGGCGAGGCATTATCATATCAATGCGCCCTGAAGACTTTAGAAAATATGCTTTGGACGATAGGTCCGTATTTGTATTTATGCCCATACCGGATCTAAGATCTGAAAACATAAGAGCTGACAAGAATATAGCAAAAATACAGGGCGGCATACCGATATGGAGTGTTATCGGTTCAGGATGGGGCGATATACTCTATGCTTGGGCAGATGAAGGTCATGCCTGGGATCATCCGGTGGCAGGTCGAGGAGTACTGTCAAAAATACCTAACGGACACATCATTGAAGGTGCAAACTGGGTATTTCTGAAAGCCCCGACTCTTTTGCCTTGGAATATCAGAAAAGGGGTTAATGTATTGGGTGTTGAAGGTACATTACCTGACTATTCGGCAGGTAGAGTGGCTTTTAACGGTGCCACCTTTGACGGAACTTTATTGTCAGGGGTGGCGGACAAAGGGAAGGAAATACAATTGCAGCCTGAGGATTATCACAAATTCTTGCCTTATACTAATTATACGAGCAACAGTGCTCCACACAGAAAATTTAACGGAATAAAAGATGGCGGATTACATTTTTCAGTTATTTCTACAGACAGTCAATACTGGAGGTCTGAAGATTATTTAAGGACGGCTGTATTTTTTGCTGATAGTGTTAACATGACACCTTTTAAAAAACTGAAAATAGGTGTTAAATTCTTTGACGGAGTATTTAAGGTTGAAAATTATG